CCCGAATGGCGAGGTGAATTGACCATTGAGATACACAATGCGTCGCTGAATCCTGTGAAGATATACGCCAATGAAGGCATCGCGCAGGTCATGTTTTTCCGTGGTGATCGTCCAAGAGTGACATACTCTGATAAGCGAGGAAAATACCAAGACCAATCTGGTGTCACACTGCCAAGGATGCAGCAATGAATTCTTGACAGTGATGCGATAATGAAAGCAGAAGCCAATGCATCTGCGAAGGAACACCATGACAAACGCACCAATACCAATCCCATTGGCGACTGAGCTTGGCATTCCCGGAGGCACATACACTGCCACACAAACTTTTGTGCAGGTAGACAAATCTGGTCAATGGTTTGCGACGTCCATGGGATCGCATCTCATACCAAGCAAGAAATTTGCCATCCATCTTTGGTATCGCAAAACAATCATTGCACCATGGGAATTGATTCAGTTTGTTGAGGATGCGCATGGAAACATCTCAGTGATCGGAAACGAATTGTATTTCATAGTCAATCGCAAAAATGGCACAACATTCATGAATAAGATTCAAAGATGGCAAGGTGTTCGCTCATGACGTATGCATATGCACTGATGCAATGGAAGACTGTCGCAGAATTTCGCATGCATCTCGACAGGCATAATCCAGATGTTGCACCATGGGCAAAAGGTGTCGTGCTTCATCACACATGGAGACCGACACCAAGCCAATGGAATGGTAAACGTACCATGGACGCAATGAGCGCTCGATACCAAGCAATGGGCTGGCGTGGTGGCCCACATCTGTTCATTGCTGTGGGATCGCCTAAGCAGGAAAATGATGGCATCTGGCAGATGTGTCCACTAAATGTCGCAGGCATTCACTGCAGTGATTTCAAAGGGAATGCGTCGATGTGGGGAATCGAAGTCGTAGGCGATTACGATTTGCGTCCATGGCCAGACGATTTGCACACCATGGTGCGCGCAACGACTCTGGCACTGATGGCATGGCATGAAATCACTGTGACATCTGACACGCTCAAAGGCCATCGAGAATACCAAGCTGCGCGCAAGACATGTCCAGGATCAGCAATCAACATGGAAATGATTCGACAAGAGTTTCGCGCATACCAAGGAAATTATCATGAGTGAGACTGTAGAAACAAAGCTTGCGCGAATAGAGGAAAAGCAAGACATGATCTTGCGACGTTTGGAATCTGGAGATGCCAATTTCAAAGAGTTTGAGAAGCGCATTGCGCGTCTCGAACAACAGGTCTATTTGGTCATGATTGTCGGTGGTGGCGCATGGATGGTGTTTCTTGCATGGTTTCGCATGGGAGGTGCATGATGAAGCGATGGTACAAATCAAAGACGGTTTGGATTAATGTGCTTTCTCTGATTGCCATGATTCTCGCAACAATTGCAGCATGGCCTGAGGTGCAGGAAATTGCGCCACAGATCGCATACGCTCTTGCTATTGTGAATGTGCTTCTGCGCTTTGTATCTTCAGAGTCGATACGATGACAATCGCCAAACGCAGAGAAACAGAATTCAATCTGCCAAATCGTCCATTATGGGCAGTGCCATTCCTTCGCGCATATGCCAAGAATGGCAACATCAAAGAAGCACTGAATCTTGCTGGTGTGTCTCGAAGAGCAGTGTACAAACTGCGCGACATCGACGAAGAATTCCGTCAAGCCATTGAGGATGCTCTTGAAGATGGTGCAGATGAATTAGAAGACATTGCGCGTCAACGTGCCAAAGCAGGCAGCGACGTGTTGTTGATGTTCTTGTTGAAGGGATTGCGTCCATGGAAATACCGAGACAATCATCATGTCGTTAACACCAATGCTCCAACAGATTTCGTCATCGATCTCAGCACTGCCGACGATTCGCCACACATCACAGACGTCTCCACAAAAAACGTTTTGGGCCAATGATGCGCGATTTCGTTTGTTTGTAGGTGGACGCGGATCTGGTAAGACACGTGCTGGTGCAGTTGAAGCACTGCGACAGCCAAAAGGAACAACAGGTCTGGTCGTTGCACCTACCTATCCCATGCTTCGTCTTGGTGCCATGGAGACCATTCTGAAACTGACTGCGAAAGCAGGCATTGTGACTGCATGGAATAAGAGTGAAATGGAATTGCGTTTGATTGGAAACCGTCGAATTATATTCCGAAGCGCCGACAATCCAGATCGTTTGCGAGGTGCCAATGCTGGATGGCTATGGCTTGACGAAGTCGCAATGATGGATGCAGAGATTTGGCCATTGTCTATTGCGACATTGCGCGAATCTCCGGGCAGAGCATGGATGACGACGACTCCAAGAGGAAAAGATTGGGTATATGAGCTTTTCTCTGGCGATCACAAAGACTATGCCACAGTGAGAAGCAAGACCACAGACAATTTCTTTCTGGATGACACATTCGTTGCCACACTGCGCCAGTCCATGACATCTGAGATGTATCGACAAGAAGTAGATGGCGAATTCACTGATCCCATTGGCACACTGTTTCGCAGAGAATGGCTTAGACTCACTGATGTGCGTCCACATGGTGCCAAATGGTTTCGGTATTGGGATTTAGCCACATCAACGAAGCAGTCAGCAGACTACACTGCATCTGTGCGATGCTGTCTGCATGAAGGTGTGCTATACATTGCTGATGGCATCCACATGCGCGCAGAATGGCCAGATGTGCGAAGAGTCATGGTGTCGATCATGCGAAGCGAGACAGACACCACACATGGCATTGAGAAAGCTATGAATGGTCTTGCTGCTGTGCAGGAATTGCGAAGACTGCCAGAATTGGCTTCTGTGCCATTCCGAGGAATCGATGTGCGAGGCGATAAAATTCAGCGTGCTATGCCATGGGCAGGAAGAGCAGAATCTGGTGCAGTGCGCATCGTTGCTGGCGCATGGACACGAGATTTCCTCGACGAGACTGTGGCGTTTCCTCATGCGCCACATGATGACTATGTGGACGCAGTTTCTGGTGCAGTCGGTATGCTCAGCACACCAAAGATAGAATGGAGTTTTGCCTGATGCCTATTCAATATCCGAATGGATGGCTAGAGGCCATGAATCGAAGCGGAAAGCTGTATTCTCCAGCAGATGCGTATCGATTAGTGCCCATGTTGTATCGCGCAGTCAATCTGCGCGCAGACGCATTGTCGTCAGTGCCATTTCAGCTGACGCGCAATGATCAGCAGGTCGAATGGCCATGGCAGATGAATGTGCCACAGCTCATCAAGGATACTGAGCGCAGTTTGCTAGTGTTTGGCGCAGCTTACTGGCTTCGTGTGGTCAAAGGCCGTACACTGACTGGCTTTATCTGTCTAAATCCTGCGAACACCACATGGTTTTTTGACCAAGGGAAAGCAGACATCTATGATCCGTATCGAGGAATGATTTGGTCACAGACTCTGAATGGTCGTCTGTATGGGCCATGGACGATTGATGACATCGTCTACTTTCGCGAGCCCAGCTTTGTGGAAGATGTTGGGCCTGGTCTTGCTCCAGCTGCTGTGGCACTGCAACATGCGCAATTGTCGCACTACCTGACTGCATTCGCCACAGCATTCTTCCAAGGTGGCGCACAACCAGTGACTGTGATGAATCTGCCAGAGTATACCGATACTGCTGAAGTAGAGCGATTCAGTGCAGACATCAATGCCAAAGCTGGTGGTGGCATCATGAATGCTTTCAAGTATTTGTTTCTGCGCAGTCCAGATTTGAAGGTGACGCAGATTACGCCAAACATCGACACCATGCAAATGCCAGAATTGTCTGAGCGTACCATCACTGCCATGGCAGCGACTCTTGGTGTTCCTCGCACCATGTTGGAAGCCAGTGCAGCAAACTATGCAACAGCAGACAGTGATCGGCAGAGTTTCTGGCGAGAGACCATCACTCCAAGACTCAACATGTACGAATCAGTCATCAATTCGCAATTGCTCAATCCTCTCAAATACCAATTTCGATTTGATCCCGAAACCATGGATGTATTCCAGACAGACGAAGCTGCGCGCTCATCCAGCTTTCTGCACTATGTGCAAGGTGGCATTCCTGCGCGATCTGCTGCGCAATTGCTTGGTGTTGACAATCTGGATGAGTATTGGCCAGCAGATACTGCACCAACACCAGTCGTCACAGAGACAGTCACTGAGACGGTCAATCCTGCACCAGTCTCTGAGCCATTGCCTGTCGAGCCAGAGATTGTGGCACTGCCTGCAGATGCTGAAGCAAAGAATGCAGAATGGGCATTACTCGCAAAAAAAATTGAGCGCATCGATGCAGTCATGGAGCGATGCTATAAAGGGATGACCGTCGCAGATGTGCATGAAATCATTCAAGCCATTAAAGCGCCAGTAGACGACATGACACCAGATGAATTGCGCATTTACAATCGCATCATCAAGGAAATGCGTGCCAAAGGCCAGCAATGGGCAAAGGATATCGCCAAAGAGCAAACGCCAGAGACATCACTGCGAGAAGTAATCAAGCCAGTGCTGGATGCTGAGCTGAATACGACCATGGGAAAACGCATCGACAGACTAGGTACACAATTCAGCATTCCTATGGATACTGGAAACCAATCGCGATATATTCAAGACTGGCTATCTGATTACACACCAAAGACCACAGATAAAATTGACCAGACCACAGCAGACCGTATCAAACCGATCATAGAAATGTATCGCACTACTCCGGGCATGACCATTGCAGATTTGGAAGCTGCTGTGCTTCCTCTTAGTGATCCCATGCGTGCCAAGATGATAGCCATCACAGAGACCACACGCGCAGCTTCGCAGGCAACGACGTCTTACAAAGATTATCTTGCACAGCGAGGTATCCAGATGACACGCGTCTGGAATACAGATGCAGATGAGCTTGTGTGTACCATATGCACTGGCGAAGTCTATGGCGTGAAGCTGAATGGAGCGACTGAAGACCAATGGCCAGCTGAATTGTCTGATGGGCCTCCAGCACACGTCAATTGTCGATGTGACACGTCTCTGAGATTGGTAAAGTAATGGCAAACAGCATCACAATTGAAATGCTTGGCAGGATTGGCGAAGCGCAGATTGGAGAGATGATTCGCGCAGTCACACTGGCGTATGCTGTGTCTGTTGCGGATGAAATCAACAGCAATAAACCTGCACCTCCAGCAAGAGGAAGCATGAAATTCAAATCTGAGAAGCAACGACGATTTGTCATGGCGAATTACAGCAAAGGAAATCTGCGCGTGCCATATATACGTGGCACAGGATCAGGAATGCAAAAAAGCCAGACATTGAATCGGTCATACATCGTTGATTTGTTTGGAGATGAAGCAGTGCTGAAAAGCTCAGCATCATATGCACCATATGTTGTCGGTGATCAGCAGGCAGAAATTCATCAAGGAAGATGGATTACGACAGCACAAGCAACGAACACCATCCAAAACAATGGCACACTCGACAAACTTGTCGCACAAGCAATGGAGTCTCTCTGATGCCATATCATATTGAAGTAGAGAATGGCAACTATTGTGTGTACAAAGATGGCGAAAGCGAAGCAATGCAATGCTATCAAAGCATTGACAAAGCTACTGCATATCTCACTGCGCTCAATATTGCCACATCAGATGAAATCAAAGCGACGTACATTGCGCCACAGTCTGTGGCAGACAATGCCAGACTGGCGCTGGATGTGCGATCTAAGAAACCACAAAGCCAGCAAGGCATGACTGCTGTTGGCTTAGCACGCGCAAACCAATTGGCCAATCGTGAGCCAATCAGTTTGGAAACTGTACAGCGAATGGTGGCATACTTTGACCGTCATGAGATTGACAAAGAAGGTGCAACATGGTCTGAGCGAGGAAAAGGCTGGCAGGCATGGCATGGATGGGGAGGAGACGAAGGAAAAGTGTGGGCAAATCGTATTTTAAGGGAGATCAACATGGAAACGAAAGCTTCTCGACGACATTCAGAGACTGACATGGAAGCACTG